CCTGCCAAATTCAAATATATATTCCCAATAAAGGTCACATTTCCTTTATTGGGAATATTATACCAATATATCTCTATAAAGGTAGGTTTGGTATACGTCTTTCCATATTGTCAGATGCTTGCTAAACATCAGCCCCTATGGGGTTCTAACTCGTGCATTCCCAATAACCTTTTATATTAAGGAACACACAAGAGTTAAATATTTCAATTTTTTCATTATATGAAAATTATTTTTATTTTTAAACAATACTTTGTAAAGTTTGAAAATAATTATTGATTGTTAGATTGGAAGTCTTAAAAGTAAGATGTAAGTTTTTCTCTTTCTTCTTTTGTTCTAAGAAGTTGTAATAATATTAAGAATATAATGACAGTTACAATTGATGTTTCAAGATCGGATGTTGCAGTGTATGAAATACATAATAAGAATATAAATCTAGCTAGTGGAGATCTAATAGCATAAGATAGTCTTTCAGGTGTCTGTAGTATACCCATACCTCCGAAACATCCTTGAAATACAACGATTAAAGAAAAAATAATAGGGTATGTTAAAAAATTATCAATCGATGACGGAAAGATTTTAGGAATGTTTATGAGTTTTGAATGTGACATTATATAATAACTTAGAATTTTTTAATATATTTTTTAATATATTTTTAATAAAATAATATTTTAAATTTTCTACCCAACTTAGTAATATTAGTTTTGATAGAGAATATACATTAAAACTTAGATGTTACTAATCAATATTTATTTTAAAAAAATTGATGAAGAAATATTTAGAAGGCAATTCTTATGATACTAATGCAATCTTTAGAACTATACAATCGTGAAACTGAACATACCTCTAATTGGAGTGAAGTCAGATTTGAAAATAATAAAATTTATCAAGTAACCAACAATTATCGTGACATTCATAACCAAGAACAATTAGCTAAAATAATTGATACCTTAGTTATTGAAAAAGGATATATTATGAATAAACATATAAACAATGTACTAACTCTAGAGAATCCAACTGATACAGAGAATATTTATTGGGTTTGGGCTGGTTCTCAACACTGTGGAATAACTAAAAGAACCAAAAGACTTGTTGGAAAACTTGATGTTTAATTTATGGATTAGATGCAATACCTTACTAGATATTTAACCCATAAATATTTTATAGTTATGGTTATTTGAAAGAAATTGTTCTTCATCTGTAATTTGTTTTAGACTTAAAATAAACACTTTTTTATTAGAAGTTTCAATCTTAATGTACTTTGTATCTTGAGAAACTAATGGTTTTTTAAAGGCTTTAGTTGCTGATATGATGTTATTAACATCAATATCATTAATTTTTTTGATAATATCACCTTTGGTAAAAATTCTATTTCTTTTAATAAATGAACCAGGTAAAATCTTTGTTAAAACTAATTGTGAATCTATTTTGTTTTTATTTTCTTTATACAAGTCTAAATTTGGTAATACTTTCAAATGATTATTTGTCAAATTCATTAGTACAAGACCACAATAAACAATATAATTAACTTTTTCGAATGGAGGATAAAAGTTTCTTATTTGATAAAAGGTTGAATCATTTAATTTTATATTTGTTTTAATGATTTTCCCCAATGTATTATTAAAATATTCAATAGGAATTATATCATTAACTTTAGACCGATATATTATCTCTATTAAATTAACTTTTTCATAGCTCCATTTAACTCTTGATTCACCAAAATTGTCTAATTTATTATTATTAAAGGATATTAGTACGTCACCTCCTCTGATACCAGCTTTATAAAAACTACCATTCTTAAAAACAGTTGAAATATAATATCCATTATTATTATTAATTTTATTTTTTGAAATATATTGAATCATATCTTTATTAGTATTATTGACTTGTATTCCAATGGTTGGAATATGTATTATACCGCTTTTTAATGAGGTATTTAATAATTTTTTTATTAAATAAAATTTATTAATTGGAACTGCATACCCAACATTTACACCTTTAGTATTAAGAGCAAAATTAATTCCAATAACTTCTCCTTTAGTATTAATTAATGGGCCACCAGAATTACCCGAATTAATAGGTGTATCAGTTTGAATACTTCCATTTTGAATACCGCTTATTATACCCGATGTTCTCTTAAGTTTATCTTCACCAAGTGGATAACCCAAAGCTAATGCTTTCTCGCCAGGTTTAAGTTTATCCGAGTTGCCTAATTTTATTGGTTCAAGTTTATATTTGAGAATTTTTTTAAATTTATTTATATCTTTAATTTTCAATAAAGCAATATCAACAGAAGGACAAAAATTTACAATATCAACTTCAAAAGTCTGTTTTCCAATTGCTGGTAAAGAAACAAAAACTTTAATACTATTACTAATAACATGACTACATGTTAGGATATATCCATTTTTATCAACTAAGAATCCGGTACCAATACTTTCTTCAGACCTAACGTTTTTATAAGGTTCTATCCAATTGAATACAATATCATGAGCATGAATTTGGAAGATAGATTTTTCAAATTTAATATTTAAATTATTAAAATCGTCTGATTGTCTGTAGGTAGAGAATATATATAATAAGATACAAATAACAATTATTAAATTATTTTTTTTCATTTATACTATTAATCAGATAAAAAAATTGAAAATTATAATAATATAAAATATTTTATATTATTATATGTCTACACTAAATATTAACGGTGACAATAATGATCCATATTATAGGTACAAAATGCCTAGTTTAATATCAGTACATGCTGGCAGAGGCAATGGATGTTTTACATTAGTTGAAAACTTGATAGATGTAACAGATTCTTTCAATCATCCAGCAAGTATTGTTTTTAAGTATATTGGAAGTGTTTTAGGATCAAACACAACTGAAAGTAAATGGAGTATAACAGGACACCATACTAATCAAAAACTGATTGAAATTATATATCAATATATTAATTCATATGTGATGTGTTCTAATTGTAATATACCAGAACTTTTACCGAGTATAGAAGGTAAAAAAAAGAATAAAAAATTATTTTTAACTTGTTCTGCATGTGGTAAAGGACAACATAAAACACATAGTTGTAAAGAGGAAGAAAAAGGAATAGACCAAATCATCAAGTATTTAGATAATAATGAATGGACGATTAAAAAGGGAACGATGGTAGAGCAATCAGATACATTTGATCCTTTTTCACAGATATTTTAATTTATATTTGAATTCTTTTATGGAAATTTTTAAAAATTAATTTGTAATATTTTATGAATATAGTAGGTAAAAAATAATGCGGAATAAGGATTGGATAATCTAAAAAATTCAAACTTAAAATAAAAAATAGCACTAGACATTCCTTCATGATACATTAAAAGTAATAGAGTTCTAATTGGTCCAATAAATCCTTCTACTAGAGACATAAAATTAAATGATTTTGTACCTAAAGAATTTGTTCTATAAATAGTATTACCTAGGTTAAAAAAAAAGTAAGTATAAATTAATACTGAAATTATAACAAGTTTATTCATATATTTATACTTATATATTTATTATATTACTTTAATATTAAGATAATGAAGACACAATACACAACAGTGTGTTATTATCATTGGATATAACACTGACATAGTTCTACAGAAATAAATCATAATAGTATATGTTATTATTGCATATTTATTTCCGTAAATTTCTTTGATAGCTATAAATGGTAAGATAAACATAGTAAATAATATTGATATGATAAACCATAATAGTAATGCGATTGGTCCAGGTAGTCTAAAAACTATATACATTAAATCAGACCTATTAGAATTATTATAAATATTACCTCTTCTTATTCGGCAAATAGGACAAGAAAATTTACTATTTTTTAAAAAATCTTTGAAACAAGTGTGATGACATTCAATTTTACAATCACATTTATTACTTATAATATTATTCGTATTTTCTAAACATATTAGACATGACATATAATATATAATTTCTAAATAAATATAAAATTTATCAATATTTATAAATATTGATAAATTTGTGTTATATATAATATATATGATATTATGAGAAATGGTCAAGATGACTTCAAACGTAAAAGTGTATCATTCGACGAATCAGTAAAGAACGAACAAGTCATCAAAAAATCATATCATCAAAAAACAATTAATACAAGTCGGACCTCCGAACAAAAAAAAAAGGATTCCGAAAGAAATTATACTAAAACATGTAGGAAATATGATATAGTCATGTGTGATATTATAGGTAAAAAAAGATGGAAGAAAGCACAAGATATATGCGATCCAAGATGTATTAAAATTAATAAATATATTATTAAATTGGCTAGAAATACATCTGTAAATTCAATTATAGAAGACTTTCCAAAGAATAAAAGTAATGAATTAGCTTATTTTATGTGTAAACCCTAATATTTCAATGATGTCAAAAATTATATAAATTAAAACTTGCTATAGATAATGAACTTTTCTTTACGGAATTAAAAATCAAAAAGATTATTTTTATGTTTATTTACACTATGTCCAGTCAATTTTTACCTACCTAATTTTGCCATATTATACTTGATCATCGTACAATATATTGAACTAGGAATAGTAATTGGAAAGAATAATCCCATATATATACCTTTAAAAATTCCAAAAACGAATCTCTCCATAACATACACATAAATATCGTAATTATTAGGGTTATCTACAAATCTATTAAATTCTGGTTTTTTATATATGGGTTATATTTATAATTCTTATATTTATATGTGTCTATACAATTCTGGTTGTATTCAGATGGAGCATTATATAGATTATATATATTATTTGTAACAACTGAACCACCTACAATATTAATATATATTTTCGCAAGTTTATCTGTATTTATTCTTTTATATGAAAACGATTAACAGTTATAAAAATTGAATAATTGAGAATATAGGTAATATTAGTGATATTATGACAGAGTATCAAGAACAAGTCAAAAATAATATTATGTATCCTAATGTTAGTAGGAACAGGAATCTAATTAATGGGTTCAATGGTATCCCATCTAAAGGGGTTGCATCAATTCTCAAAGATGGTGGACCAAGATTGCAATTTCAATTTAATGATATAAATAACAAGTGTATTGGGGACTCGTGGGTTTTAAAGGCTGAAAATCCAATAGTTGATTCATCAGATTTAAATCAATTAAAATATATTCCAATTACTCAAGATATGGAATCTTTGGTTGTGCCAGATAATGCTGTATCTATTGGTATATTCGGTCAACAGGGACGATTTGCAAGTATAGAATCAGCTCTTAATAAATTAACTGATAGACTAAAATTTAATAGTGAATATGTTCCTACGTCCGGAATAGAAGTATCTGATTATTTTTATATGGAAACTCCAATGAAATTTATTCAAGGACTTTATAGTTTAAAAGACGCTGAACCACTTTTACTTGGATGTCATGATATTATTGATTGTATAGAATTTGAGGATGGGATATTCAAATCTCTAACAACTATAGAACCTTTATTCAAAGTAGATAGATTCAATCATTCTATATAAGAATGTATTCGAAAGTTATAATATTCTGATTCTAAAATAGAACACCTTCATTTATTTCTAAAATAGACCACTTTCATTTATTTCTAAAATAGACCACTTTCATTTATGTTAACTGGTATCGGTTCGTGTAATGAAAAAATTGAAAATTATATTATTTATACTTTCAGTAATCAATAGATATTATGCAAGTTCAGAGTAACAATGCTAAAGTAACTATTGATAACCTCAATAGAAAAGTAAAGGAAGCCACTGGAAATGACGTTGGCTTTAAGGTATCATGGGAAGATGCGTACAATGAGTTTGAACAAGGTTGTTCCGGAATCAAGGGAAAATTTCGCAATACCGACCTGTTTACATCAGGTTCTACATATGCCTCCTCAGCTATGAATATCTTATTCCAAAAACGAAATGAGACAGGACACGGTCAAGTGGTAGTGTATTACTTCCCAGATAACCTTATCGCTGATACACATAAGTTCTATTTCATGTGTATGAATATGGGTTCTTACCTCACTGGTGATGCTCTATTAGCAGGAAATGGGTCACATTTGGCATGTACAAGTCTCGCATCAGTTTCTTGGGATTTCGCAGAGTCTCCTACGGACGAGAATAGACGTAACTTTATTTCCACAATCGGATGGGTCACCCAGTTCTTTGAGAACACGATGAGTGATAGTGCTAGTAAAGTTTGGAAAGAGTCAAAAGATAGTCTTGATATGCTGCTAAAGCAGACTTCCTCTGAAAATCTACTCAAGCCTATAGCAGCTACGGTTGTCTTGGGTAGCATGGGTCGTCCGATTGACAGGTGGAGTTTATTGTGCAAGATTATGACTTCTGTATGTCGAACTTATCATGATTGTGACAAGACCTTGATTACACCAGACTCTCTGGGGCGTATTTTTGTCTACATGTTTCTGCTCGACCTACTTGCCGGTGTTCCTTTGGAAACTGTGGTGACCAAAAGCAAGGAGGATTTTGTCAGAGATTTTTTATCACAAGAGGGTGATAATGACACTGTTCGAGTTCTAACTGTTATAGTTGGAAAGATTTTTAGCAATACCACACCAGATGTGTGCGCAAAGATTTCCAATATATTCTTTCAGATTATAGACCCGAAGAAAGTGTCGTCTCTTTCCAAGACTGATATCACCGGTAACCTCTTGGAATCATTGGTTGTAGAAGGCGAAATGATTGAACCCATGAACCTAACCAGTGGTTCTTGGAAAACTGATGTAAATACCACTGTTCTAGCTCAGACTGACGCTGCAATTAGTACCGGACCTGTTAACTCAGGTTGGGGAGTAACTGGATGGTCTATACCAGTTGGGTCTACATCCGGTAGACTAGACATTTCTGGAGAATACACTGGCGGTACGGGAGGTAAACCAGGTGTTCGAACTTATACAGGCATAGAATTGTTGTGGTTCAAGAAAGGGTCTATGGGACTAACGTCGAATGGAGGCCGCGGCGATGGAACTGGGAAACCAACTCCTCTAGATGGTACCTGCAGTGTTGACCTAGAAAGTTTCAGAACCATGAACCATCTGCTAACGATTACATTTGCTAAGAAGGGTAACACCTACGAGGTAATGGCCAAGTTCTCAGGATGGAACAAGTTTCACAAGATCGATTACAGAGATGGTAACAAGATTCTTCTTGCTAGCAAGGGATTCTCTTTAGAGATAAAGACTTCTGATATCGTTTATGAAACCAAATCTGCCGGAGGTGGTGGTACAACACTTGCAAGTCTCACCGGTGGTTCGAATGTGGTGCCAGACCATGAAAGTCCCACAAGTGGAATGCGGTTAGCGGCAGACCTTGAGAAGCTGTCTGTCTTCTCAACCAAGTAATTATTTTAATTTATTACATTCTAATAATTTTATTTATAAAACAACATTTTGCTAATATATGAATTCAAACTAATTTAAGTAATAACAATAAAATCTTTTCTTATATATTTATAATGTCATTAAAAGTGTATTTATACAAATATGAACAGTTGTTACCCATTATTTTACTGGTATCTACTACTTCAACTGAAACAGAAGAAAATATATATGAAAAATATTATTTAAAATTTTATGAAATTCTTTTTTCAAAAGACATAATTGATGAAAAATCAATTTTAATATTTTGTAATTTTAAAAATGGAGTAATGAAAAAACAACTACAGTTACAAGGTAGTGTTAAATCGGATAAGGATATTATGAAAGATTTAGAATCTGATATTAATAATGTTGATTTTGTTGTAAATAGTATGATTAAAGGGTATTCTGCTAACTATTTATTAGAATTAGGAGATTCATTTAAGATAAAAACCACAAATACCAAATTAACTTTCTTATTAAAATTATAAAAGGTAGTTAATATTATCTACCGTCTAACTAAAAATATATAGATTATATTAAGTTATAATGCCCGGAAAACTATATAAAAATAGTAAACCCGTAGCTGGTCTTTACCAGCATATAAGACCACGTACAAATGATCTTTTCTTAACCGATACTTTTGTCGGTGGAGATTTGACTGTTAAAAAAGACGCAATCATCCAAGGTACATTAGGAGTTACAGGGGCTGTTACATTAACATCTGACCTGAATTTGAGTGATGGTACTAATATTATTAGTACTGGAACCACACCGACCATCACCACCATCCTAGGTGGCGGTACATGTGTCATTGATCCAACATCAACTGATATTGCAGGTAGACTTACGTTTACCGGAACTTGGAACCCCGGCAACACAGTCACTGTCAATTTCACCACTGATTATGCTACTGCACCGAAAGTAATTTTAGGTTACAATTCTAGTGTTAATGGTGGTTTAACCGATTCAACCACAACTACCTTTACCTTTACCGCAACAGGAACTGCTGTAGGTATCATTGATTATATGGTTATAGAAAGTGTATAATAAATTAACTTTTACACTAATAGAATATTTTATACATATGGATAAATGATGATTCTTGAGGTTCTAACGGTGTTTGTGAATACTAACTATATTATTTGTTGTTAATGCTCTTAAAACACTAGGTATACTTAAATTCTAATATTAAACAAAGCTAACATGAATATCTGAATAAGTGACAAAGGATTATCCAAATAAAGATTAAAATTATTTGTAGATTCCTTAATTATATTATCCATTTTAAAAAACATATATTCATTTTTTAAAAAACATATATTCATTTTAAAAAACATATATTCATTTTAAAAAACATATATAGTTATATATAAATGAAAAAAGATAAAATAGTTAATTTCATAGATAAATTACTAAAGAGTGATATTATAGAAGATAATATAGCTAAAGAAAATTATAAGTTATTAAGAGAGATAATAGATAATGTTAATTTTATAGAAATTAATAATTTAAATTATATTGTTAAAAAAAGTATCCCTTTGTTAAATAAAATGTTTAATATATACCAAACTTTTGAGAGAGATTATTTTAATAAGATTAATTCAGAAGAAGTTAATTATAATAAAATAAGAAAAGAACTTCATAATTATCCTAGTTTTGATGAAAAAATTGCGATTGAAATGAAGGAATCAATTAATAAAATAAAAAATAAATATCATTATCAGTTAAGTATTAAGAATATCAAAATAAATATATTTTTTTATTCAGAAACAGAGGATATAAACTTATTTTTAAATTTAGCTAAAATAGTATTTTTATTTGTTAGTACATTTGGTATTAATATAGATATATATGATAATTATAATATCAGGTTATTACTTATAGAATTTCCTAGAATTTTAGATTCTAAACATCAATCTAATTCAACTAGTTTTGAAGATTTGGGAATGAAAGGTTATTTTAATAATTCATCTGGTGTCCATATAGTAAGTAAGAAAGAGTTAGTTGTATCAAGAAAAAGTGGAATAACTGGATTATTGATTCATGAATTAATACATATGTTAGGATTAGATTTTTGTTTTAATTTTAATAATTTTAATCAAGCGAATATAGATAATTGGTCAAATGAATGGATTATAAATAATAATATCAGAGAGGATAATAATAATGTTATTTCGTTTATAGAATCGATATGTAATACGAATTCTAGTTATTTTGTAGCTATTTTTAATTCAATCCATATATGTTGTTTATTAAATGAACCCAATAATTTGATAAAGTTTTTCAAGTATTTTTTTTATATTGAAACAATCTATTGTTATGTGAATGGTGTTAAATTATTAAATTATTTTGATTTTAAAAATTATGATTCATTTTTTAACAATACTAGTAATCGACTTTTTTATCAGAATGCATTAGTCTTTGAATATATCATTTTAAGAATGTTTTTAATAAATGACTATTATAGAATGTTACTTCACCCTTTATTAAAAGTAAATTTCAATCAAAATACCTCATATAAATACAATTTAGATTTTCAACATAAATTAAATGAAAAATTAACAAATAAAATTAAGAAAAAACATATAAAAAATATTTTTGATGATATATCTAATTTAATGTTAAAAATTAATAATAACAATATGGAATATTTTCCATTAGATTTAATATATTAGAAACATGTTAAAAATAAAATATAATTTACAATATATGTCTTTAATAATATCTAATTATAAACTAATAAAAGAATCAGTTGAATCAGAATTTAAGATTACATTTGATATTTTTAAAAATAATAATATTCATTATTTGTTAAAATATCCAAGTAATCCAATATTAGATTGTATCATTGTCCATTTACATGAACAATCATTACAACAAACAATATCAAAAATCCATAAATTGATTGAAGAAGATGAATTCGGAATAAATACAAGAATTCAATTAGTTCAATTTAAAAGTTGGATTAATAAAGTTATAAATATAACAACGGGTAGTCAAATTGAATGTTAATTAAAAAAGTTATAAAAATATTTATTATCTAAGTTTGTATTATCAAGTTTTTCGGTAGTAAAATTTTCAAGATTATATCCATTATTAATCAAGTTTCTATTAGTTGTATAAATTAATTTATTAGAGTTATTAATTTTTTCAATATCAAATAAATATTCTTTATTACCAAAGTTTATATCTATTCCAGTACTCATTCTTAAGCTGGTAATAACTTTTAGTTCTTTTTTAGTAAATATATTTCTAATAACAATGTTAACTAACTTTCCATTATAAGTTAAAAATGGTTTATATATATATTTGTCAACATATTCTAATCCAATGCCAATTGTATCTCCTTTTAGAATACTATATGGTAAATAAATTTCTTGAGAACTAGAAATAAATTTATTATTTATTACATCTAGTCCAAAAGTAGTATCCTTACCGAATTTAATTTGATTACAGTCATTTTCTATATCAGAAAAACCAACTTTTAAAGTTTCAAGTTTAAAAGATTTTCTAAAGTGGTAAGAATCTAAAAGTACTTCAAAATAAAATATATTAGATACAACCATCTTAAATTTATTATTTTTAGATAATCCAATAGTAAAAGGAATTGAACTATTTTTTGGATGAGGTATAATATAATTACTATAAATAAATTTATTAAATTCTATTAAACACAAGTTGTTAGGTTCTTTACCATTATAAATATATCTGTTAGTATCAGTATCATTACTTTGTATATTAACAATTTCATAATTATCATTAAGGTTTTTAGTAATAAGGTGTGTAATTCTAGGATAAATATTTATATATTCCAAGAATATATTATTAAATAATATTTCTTTGTTGTTTATCGAGTAGTACTGCGTTATCATAGCACTTGCAATTTTTTTAAACAATTCTCTTTCTTTAAAAAAAAGTTTTAATAATAAATTTGTATCTAAATAGGTAAAAATTAATATATTCCAATACATTTTTAATCTATATTATATTATATTATGAATTATTTATTATATGGTGTCGTAGCACTTTTATTCGTTTGTTATAGCGTTTATAAAAAATGTTATCAAAATATTGATCAATTTACAGATCAACCAGCAGCTACAGAACAATATGTATCAACAAATCAACCTGTGTCTACAAATAAAACTGAACAATACGTTGAATCTAAACGTGATTTGACAAGATGTACTCAATATACAAGATTATATAATAGACCAAATAAATGTTTTTCTTGTGAAAAGGATATTCTTCGAAATGCTGGACCAAAATATATTAATTATGCTTTTCCAGGAAAATGCTTTTCTTGTGAAAGACAATCAAAAACCCCATACAACGAAGGACCAACAAAATGTTTCAGTTGTGAATAAAGAATTAGTATATACAATTTTAAAATTATTTGGAGAAACACCGTTTTCTTCCTCCAAATAAAAATTGATTAACATTTAAATAATTTACATTATTTAATATACTAATGTCTAAAGTTAATACTATTCTTAATAATCTAAAGCATTTTCCTGTTGATCAGGAAACATCTATATGTTTTGGAGAGTTGTCAGTTAATATCGAAGATTTAGATACTTTTCAAATACCTGGAAATATTAAATCAGATTCACATATAATTCTAACTAATTCACACTCAGATACGGTCTTTAAAGATATATTATCGGAAGCGCCTTTAATTGGTGATTACTCTGTAACAGTTTATGATTATTCATCAACTATAACTAATAAATATTTAAAAGAACGAGTAACTAATAATCCAGGGACTGTTAATAACAAGCTATCTAAAATCAATTTATTATCACAAATAAAATTACCAGATGTGAATAAAAATGATGAAATCTATTTAGTATTAGATAGTTATGAAGCTTTAGAAATGGTTTCATTAGATGACTCGAAAATTCAATTATTGAACAAAGATATACAGACTTTTATAGAAAAGAATATGATAGGTAGAGATAATGTTAATCTATTTATAACAAAAGAAATATATGATAGTATTACTAAATTTGTTTCTATTGATATTTTAAATTTTAAAAAGGTTTGGATTTGTAATAATTGTTGTATGTCTAATTTAGTCGAGTATTTAATGGGAAAGACACTTAATTTTTCGAATAAAGCGTATCAGGGTCATATAGAACTTCCAAAATATTTTAAAATATTATCAGTTTTAATTTCATCAAAATCTACAGATAGTATGATTGGTCGAAATAATAGTGTGTTACAATTTAATACATTTAATGGGTCAACTAGTTTTAAATTTATTATTATTCTCAAAAATTCCAAAGAATTAACAAATATAGATTTTAATATGGGGGGAAAAACATTAGGTAGTTCCGAACTATTAAAAAAGGAAGATACAAAGATAAGTTTTGAATACATTAAACAATTTGCAGATAATTATAACTTTCATAATATGATAAGTAAGATTGATAGTCAAAAAAGAAAGGATTTCATCGTAAATAATTCTCAAAAGGTAATCGAATATTTTATGTTGAAATTAGAAGATACTCTTACGTATATTGGAGATGATCTAGAATTAATCCATCTTTCTAACATTAACTATCTTCAAGTTATCAAGTCATTATTAATGAACGAATGTAATAATACACATTATAATATAAGACCATTTAATAATCCTGAAACTGTTACAAAAAGGCATATTCCGATTCAACGTAATAATTCTGTAGCATATTACAATGATTCTTATTAATTATCAAGCTTATAAAATAATTTTATTTAAATATATTTAGTAATTTATTAATTCTAGAGTATCATATTATATGTGGATATTATTAGGTGCCGGGAAACCACAATGGACAGTTTTTAGACATAACGGTCCTTTATTTCCTCCAGAGTATGAACCTCATAAAACTCCCATAAAATTTTTGGGCGAGGAAATTATACTACCATCAATAGCAGAGGAATATGCAACATTATATTCTAAATATATTGGTACAGAATATATAGAAAGGGGTAAATTTAATAAGAATTTTTTTAAAGATTTTAAAGAGGTATTACCAGATAAAATGAAAAATTCTAAGATAGAGGATTTCGATTTTAATTTAATAAAAAATTATTTAGATAAAGAAACTGAAAAGAGAAAAAGTATGTCAAAAGAGGAAAAAGATAAAATTAAGAAGATTAATGATGAAATAGAAGAGCCGTATAAATATTGTGTTATCGATGGTGCTAAACAGAAAGTGGGTAATTATAAAATAGAACCACCAGGAATATTTTTAGGTAGAGGAGAACATCCTAAGTTAGGAATGATAAAGAAGAGAATAGAACCAGAAGATATAACCATTAATCTAGATAAAACTGCACCTATACCTAAAATTAATATTGATAAAAATAAGAGTAAAAAATGGGGGAATATTATACACGACGATAGTGTTATTTGGCTAGCCACTTGGAAGGATGGTATAACAGATAAAAATAAGTATATTTTTACATCTATGGAATCCATTTTTAAATCTAAGTCGGATGAATCAAAATTTGATTTAGCAAGAAAATTAAAAAGAAAAGCAAATAAAATTCGAGAACAATATGAAAATCAATTAATAAGTGATGATAATAAATCTAGACAATTAGCAACCGCTTTATATTTTATAGATCATTTAGCTTTGAGAGTTGGTGGTAAGAAAGATAATAAAGAACAAGCAGATACAGTAGGTGTCACTTCTTTGCGTATTGAACATATTAATCTATCTCCGCCGAATGTAGTCAAGTTAGATTTTTTAGCTAAAGATTCCGTAAGATTCTGTAAGAAGATTAATGTTAGTAAACCAGTATTTGATAATCTAATTGTTTTCACTAGTAATAAACATCGAAAAGACCAATTATTTGATTTAATTAATGCTTCTGGAATGAATCAATATTTAGAGAATTTTATGCCAGATTTAACTGCTAAAGTGTGGAGAACTTATAATGCATCAACCGTATTTCAAAAGGAATTAGATAAAATAAATGAGGATAAAGTCTTATCAATTCATGAGAGTGAAAGAATTAATTATTTAATAAGTATGTTTAATCAAGCAAATACAACTGTTGCTTTATTATGTAATCATCAGAAAACAGTATCAACAACATTGGATGATCAAGTAGATAAGTTAGATAAAAAAATCAAAGATTTAAAAAATAAAAAGAAGAAGTATTTATTAAAGAAAAATAAAGAGCTTGTAGTTAAAACAGATAGTAAATTAAAATTAGCAAGATTAAAAAAAGATAACAAGTTAAAAATGAAAAATGTATCATTAGGTACATCTAAAATGAATTATATTGACCCTAGAATTATTTTTTCATTTA